AAGAAAAAAATCTCAATGAGGTAGAAATAAAATTCAAAGATAAAGAAGCATTAAAGTTAGCAAGACTAAACTTATCTAATGTAGGTTTAACTGTATCCGAACGTGCGTTTAGAAGAATGAGAATAAAAGGATACAAACAGTTATTAATTAAATAAATTGTAATTATGGAAGTACAAGTAACACAAGTGAACAAAGCAATCATCAAGGATGTTATTAGTATTCGTAGTAATGATGCTAATAACGCAGTAGTTGTATTTAAAGATGCAGCAGCATTTAATACAGCTAAAAAGATATTATCATCAGCTAAGATGAAGTTTACACCATTACACGTAACACCGATGTTGTATTTACCACAAGATACAGCATTACTCGTAACAGTGTAAGTATATGGAATATTCTAAAAAGTTTCTATCTCAATTTAAAGTAGATGCAACAAACTACACGTATGTGCCAGTTGATAATCAACCACACGTAGTACCACTTGTAAGAAAAGGTACAACAAAAAAGTTTGAAGCATTGGTATATGCAGAAGAATCATCTTTACGAGCATTTCAATGTGCAGCAATACAATGTGATTTGAAGTTATTACAAGACTGTCAAGGATGTCGATGTTTGCCGGGTGGACGTAAAGATGGAAAAGCCGTAGTATTTAAAATAGAATACATTTATCAAGTGTATGAACAGTGAGATATTTAAACCTAGCTTGCTTCCAGATAAGGACAAGACCGAGTTTGTAAAGCAAGTGCAGCAAGAGTACAAGCACATAGGTTCAATAAAATATAGACCGGGTTCAACATTATGGCAATTTAACACAGAAACGGGAGAATTAAAACCCGCAAAAGTAACAGTTAAAGAGCAATTATTATGGACATCTAAAGGTGATTGTACTAAAAAGACACGTAGCGTCATTTACGAGGACAAATGCGTTTACATGTAGGCGTTAAATAGAAAGAACGCTGAAAAGAAGATCCTCAGAGTTATTAACAATGTAATTAGAAAAAGACAAGAGAATCAATGATTGTACATTTTATTATTTTATGGTTTACAATAGCATTACTAATTGTATTAGTTATGTTTTTAGTGGATTCAATAGGCGATATGTATTATCACCGAATGGAAATGGTTTGGTATGTTCAAATGATGATAGCATTAGTGTTATCATTATTCATTTTAGGTGGAATAGTATTAATTGCATTAGCACTTGAATCATTTTGTTCAGTTGTAGGTCTATTGCAAGACGTATCTGTAAC